GGAAAGCGGAGGCTCTGGAGGCGGGGGTGGTCAACATAGTGCTACAGGTGGTAGTGGAAACCAAGGAGGCTATAGTCCAGCAGAAGGAACAAACGGTGGAAATAGAAACGGTGGCGGAGCTAGTACAGATGGTGATAGTGGTTCACTAGGAACAGCAAACGATATTACAGGAAGTGACGTAACATATGCTTCAGGTGGAATTGCAAGTGGAGCTGATCCAGGAGCTCCTGGAGCAGCAAATACGGGTGAAGGTGGTGACGGAAACAGCCAAGGTAACCCTATGAGTAGTGGTGGTTCTGGTGGTAGTGGAGTTGTTATTTTAAGAATGCCTTCTCTAAATTATAGTGGCACAACAACAGGTTCTCCTCAAGTATCAGATGATGGATCATATAAAGTTTTAAGATTTACAGGTTCAGGGAGTTACACAACATAATGGCACATTACGCAAAAATTGAAAATAATATTGTTGTAGATGTTAAAGTGGCTAACATTGAAGATGAGGCAACAGCTCAAACTTTTTTAAGAGATCTTTTAAACGAACCTTCCGCTATTTGGAAAAAAACATCTTATAATACTAAATTTGGTAAACACTATACCAACGGTGTAGAATCATCAGATCAAAGCAAAGCCTTTAGAGGAAATTATGCTTATGAAGGATGCACTTATGATTCTGTAAATGATATTTTTATAGAACCTAAACCTTTTGAGTCTTGGACTTTAAACATATCAAAGGCAGAATGGGAACCTCCTGTAGCACGTCCTGAACAAGACGGAAATAACTACAAATGGAGTGAAGTTGATCAAATTTGGATCTTAGTTTAATTTATTTAAAAGAAGAAATATAAAAGTTAAAAGCAATACAATATCTAGGTTTTTTTTCTAAAACAGGTAAAACCTCATGTTGTAATATTGGACTAAATAAAATAAATTTACCTGGTTCTGGTAAAATTTCTAAATTATATTCTGGAAAATTAATTCCAGATTTATTTTTACTTAAATATAAAACACCTGACATTTCACAATTTCTATGATCGTGTAAACTACACGAGTCATTAAAATTATATTTTACACCCCAAGCTTCTTTAAGCTGAAGTTCCATATTAGTATTTTTTAAATTAGGATAAACTTTTATAATATGAGCAATATAAACTTTAAGTATTGTTTTATTTATTTTTTCTAAAAAATTTAAAAAATGAGGATCTTGAATAAAAGAAGACCATTGTGTCATTTTTGCTAAAACATTAGTTTTATAATTATTATTTTTATCAGTGATGATGTCTTTGTTAATTTTTTCAATAAAATAATTTATATTTAATTTAGAAACTTTATCTTCAACTATATAAGTTGGTACAGATATATTCTTGAATAATATTTGTTTCATTAGTTGTTTTAATTATATTTTTAATGTATATATATACTTCATTATGCTTAATCGCAATACAGAAGAAATATTAGTTGTAAGAATATCATCTACTCCGATTTGTGTTAAACAATTAATTTTAAATGATCAAATTAAAAAATTAATGAAAGGTTTTATTAAAAATGAAATTAGTAAACCAGGAAGAGTTCTTTCAAATGTTAATGGATACCAAACTAATGATATTAAACATCCAACAACAAATCTATTTTTTAATTTTTTAAAATCTATTATAGAAAAACAATCTAGTATTTTTATTCAAGAAGTATTTAAAATAAAAAAAATAATTAAATTAAATAACATTTGGATAAATGTAAATTCTTATAAAGATTATAATAGTCGACACACACATCCAAATTCTTTAATATCAGGAGTTTTTTATTGCAAAGTTCCTAAAAATTCTGGTGCAATACATTTTAGTATAAATAATAATGCTGCTCCATATTTATATGGAAAAAATATTATTGAACATAATGAATATAACTCTATGAAACATTCTATAAGTCCTAATGAGTTTCAATTAATATTATTTCCTTCTTGGTTAGAACACGAGGTTTTTCCAAATATGAATAAAAAAGAAAAAAGAATTAGTATAAGTTTTAATTGTTTTTAATATAGATATTATAATAAATGAAAAAATTAATTACGGATTACATATTTATTAATAGAAAAAAACTAAGTGACGCTTACTGTAGCTTTTTAATTAAAGAATTAAATAAACATATTTTTAAAGATAGTTTATTTTATGACCCCAAAAATAAAAAATATTTTTCCCCTTCTGGTAAAAAAACATATAAAACTGTTGAAGAAAAAATAAAAAATGCGGATGAGTTGATTAATTTAATACAATTAAGTATAGAAAAATATTTAAAAAAATTAAATTTTCCTTGGTTCAATAATATAATTAATTTTACTTATCCAAAATTTCATAAATATTCTAAAGGTAACTTAATGATTAAACATTGTGATCATATTAGATATATTTTTGATGGGAAAAATAAAGGTGTTCCTGTTTTAACAATTATTGGAATTTTAAATGATGATTTTAAAGGTGGGCAAACCTTTTTATGTGATAAAGATTTAAAATTATCTAAAGGAGATATTTTAATTTTTCCTTCTAATTTTTTATATCCTCACGAAATTAAAGAAATTAAAAAAGGTATAAGATATTCATTTATTTCCTGGGCTTGGTAACACTTGTTTTATATGCAAAAAAAATATATACATCTATCAATAAAAACTAAATTAAAATGATAAAAAAAATAATAGTAGTAGGTGGAGGTTCTGCAGGTTGGATGTCTGCAGCAACTTTAAAACAATGTTTTCCAAACAAAGAAATTACATTAATTGAAAGTCCTAAAATAGAAACTATTGGGGTTGGTGAAAGTACAATTCAACAAATAAAAGAGTGGGTTCATTTATTAGATATAAATGATAAATCTTTCATACCAGAAACAGATGCAATATTAAAATTAAGTATAAAATTTCAAGATTTTTATAAAAAAGGAGAACATTTTCATTATCCTTTTGGAGAAGCTAATTATGCAGGAAATAATAATGAGAATAATGATTGGTGGTTTAAAAAAATTTATAAGTCTAGTACACCAAATAACAATTATGCTGAATCTAATTATCCAATAATGTCATTAATTAAAAATAATAAAATCTCGACAGATTTAAATAAAAGAATATCTTTTTTTTCTTTTCATAAAGACTGCGCTTATCATTTTGATGCAACTAAATTTGCAATTTGGTTAAGAGATAATTATTGTAAACCTTTAGGGGTTAAACACATAAAAGAAGAAATTAAAGAAGTACAACAAGATGACAATGGTATTAAATCCCTAAATGGAAAATATAAAGCTGATTTATATATTGATTGCACTGGTTTTAAATCTTTACTTTTGGGAAAAACTTTAAATGAAAAATTTGAAAGTTATGAAGATTTACTACCTAATAATTCAGCTTGGGCTACTAAAATTCCATATAAAGATAAAGAAAAACAAATGGAATGCTTTACAACTTGTACTGCCTATAATAACGGTTGGATATGGAACATACCTTTGTGGTCTAGAATTGGAACAGGATATGTTTATTCAGATAAATTTATTTCTGATGAAAATGCTTTAAAAGAATTTCAAAAATATTTAGGAACTAAAGATTTAGAATTTAAAAAAATTAAAATGAGAGTAGGTATTCATAGAAGACTTTGGGTAAAAAATGTAGCTGCTGTTGGTTTAGCCGCGGGGTTTATTGAACCTTTAGAAAGTAACGGTCTTTTTACAGTTCATCAATTTTTATTAAATTTGGTAGAGAATCTTAATAGAAAAGATTGTTCTCAATGGGATAAAGATAACTATACGTATGAATGTAAAAGATTATTTAATAATTTTGCTGAATTTGTTGCTTTACATTATGCCTTATCTCATAGAAAAGATACTGCTTACTGGAAAAGTAATTTTAACAAACAATGGGAAGAAAAATTAATTAATTTAAATCCAACATTTGCATCTGGTTTTTTAAAAGCTGTTTCTGATAGAATTTATAATAGTAAACATGATGTACAGGGTGGTTTTCACTGTATAGCTGCAGGAATGAATTGGGCTCCTACTAGTTTATATAAATTGATAACTAAAAATCTTTTAAATAGTAAAGCACATTGGACTACTTTTTTAAAAGAACGTACTGCTCATTTAGATGAAAAAGTAAAAAATTGGGATGAACTTTGCAAAGAAGCTCCATCAACTTATTCTTTTATGAAAAAGAATTTTTATAGTTAATGTAGTTTAATATAAAGATATCCAACTTCTATTTTGTTTATATTCTATATTACGACCAGGAGCAACACAAAAAGAAACACTTAACCTTTTTGTTAAAGGTTTTATACAATGATAAAATTGATTAGGTATATAAACAGCGTCTCCATTTTTCATTTCTTCTTCTATTAAAGGTTTTTCTTTTTTGTTTGGTTTTTCTTTTGAAAAAATTTGTACTATAAAAGATCCTTCAGATGCAATAATAACATTGTCTTGAATATCTTTATGTATACCAAAACCTTTTTTATTTATTTCTTTTTCATTTAAAGAAAAATAAAGGTGTGCATCTCCAGGAAATTTTGTAATATTTTCTAAATAATCACAAAAATCATTTATCTTTTTATTAACACGAGAACTATCTCTTATATAACATACTTTTTTATTTATAATTTCATTTAATAAATTTGGTGGATAACAGTTTAAATCAGTTAACCAAATTGTGTCATTCCACTGTAATGTTTCTGGAGGGATTGAATTAAATCTTTGTGTATTTACAAAAGGACGTAAATTTAATAAATTTTCTAATTCTTTCCAAGAAATTAAATTTGGATAAAACTTTTTTATAAAAAATGGTTTATTGTTTTTTATTTTTTTTATTTGTGTTTTATTAAATTTCATTTAAAATCTTACTTATATGTCTATCTTTATTAGATTAATTATAAAAGAATTTCTATAGTTAATATAACTTAATTATTGATATCTAGGCTAAAATGGACGATATTTATACCTAAAAATTCATAGTGTATAATGTTCGCATGCCTTTAACAAAAGTAAACTTTGCACCAGGATTTAATAAACAAGCATCAGACTCAGGGGCCGAAAACCAATGGGTAGATGGTGACTATGTTAGATTTAGATATGGTATGCCTGAAAAAATAGGTGGCTGGCAAGAAATACTTAACAAACAATTAGTTGGAGCAGTAAGAGCTTCACATAGTTGGGCAGATTTAGACGGGAGGAAATATGTTGCACTCGGTACTAATAAGATTTTATATATATATAACGGTGATGATTATTATGATATTACTCCATTTGATACATCTTTAGCTCAAACAGGATGCGATATTACCACGACTAACGGATCACGAACCGTAACAATTACTTGTCCAACTTCGCATAATCTTGAACCAGGAGACTTATTAACATTTGAGAATGCAGGATCTTTTACTGCGGGGCAAACAGATTATGTTGCTGCAGACTTTGACGATGTTTTATTTGAAGTACAACTTGCACCAACTTTAACTACCTTTACAATATTAATGCCTACTGCTGAAACAGGCACAGGTGCTACTAATGACGGAACATTAGATTCTAAACCTTATTACAAAATAGGACCTTTATTACAAGCGTACGGTTATGGTTGGGGTACAGGTTTATATGGTTCTTCAACTTGGGGTACACCACGAACAACATCAAATGCAATTCTTGATCCCGGTAGTTGGTCTTTAGATAACTATGGTGAACTATTAATTGCAACAATTAAAAATGGTGCAACTTTTTCTTGGGATCCAAATGCAGGTGCAGGTATAAATACAAGAGCTACAATTATTGCTGGAGCACCAACAAGATCTGTAATGAGTATGGTATCAGATAGAGATAGGCATTTAATTATTTTAGGAACTGAAACAACAATTGGTTCACCTACTACACAAGATAAAATGTTTATAAGATTCTCGGATCAAGAAACTTTAACTGACTATACAGCAACATCAACAAATACAGCAGGTTCTTTTAGAATTGATAGCGGAACTAAAATTGTAGGTGCAGCTAAAGCGAAAGATTATATATTAATTTTAACTGATACTTCTGCATACCTAATGCAGTTCGTAGGACCTCCTTTTACATTTAGTATTAGACAAGTAGGATCTAACTGTGGTTGCATAGGTCAACATTCGATTGTATATGCGAACGGTGCTGTTTATTGGATTGGTGATTCAGGTGGATTCTTTATGTTTGACGGTACTGTTAAAAGTGTTCCTTCTTTAGTTGAAGATTATGTATTCTTAACAGATGATGGTGCTCCTGGCTATAATTTTGCTAACGGATCAGAATTAACTTATGGAGCTCATAATAGTTTATATTCTGAAATCTATTGGTTTTATGCAAGTTCAACTTCTAACTATGTTAATAAACTAGTTACATATAATTATGCGGAGCAGACTTGGACAACTAGTTCTTTAGCAAGAACTTCGTACATTGATTCACACGTATTCGATGATCCAATGGCTACTCAATTTAATGTTAATACAGCTCCGACTACGCCAACAATTCAAGGTGTATCAAATGGAATGTCTAGAGTATTTAATCACGAAATAGGAACAAATGAAGTATTAGCAGATGGAACTATAAATGCTATTCCAGCTTATATTACATCAGGAGATTTTGATTTAGATGCAGATGGAGATGGACAATACTTTATTAAAGTAAGAAGATTTATACCTGACTTTAAATATTTAAATGGTAATGCAAAGATAACTATATTATTAAGAAGATATCCTGCTGATACTCAAACAAGTTCTACATTAGGGCCATTTACTATTAATTCATCAACAGATAAAATAGATACT